GCTGTCGACGGGCCGTGCGATATCCGCATTATTGAAAGTGGGGGCTGATTATGGCATCCCTTTCCCCTTCCGGTTCCGCCGGTGGCATTGTTGAAATTACAAACACCTCGATTGCTCCCGCGTATAACATCGTAGTAACGGCGCTCCGAGTCAATCCATCTACCCGTATCTCTTACACCTTTCCAGACGGGTCTACTAACATCACTTTCCGAGTCAGGCAATTGGGCCAAGAAGCCAGATTTTACTCCGCGCTCAATGCGACCGGCTATTACACTACAAATACCTATTCTTCTGGCAGTGTTAATACAAAAAATGTTACATTCTGTTGGGAGAATGATTCCGGTATTGATATCGAGCTTTCATACTGGGGCCCGGCTGGGGTATCAGACAGTAGTGGATTCTTATTGCTTGAAACGGGCGACTACTTAGGTTTATACTAGGTACCAGTTCGAAGCGACCGAAGGGAGCGTATATGGCAAACAAGAGAATCAGTGAACTGGACGACTTATCCGAAGTCACTAGTGACGACTTGGCCGTCGTGGTCGATATCTCGACCTTGTCTACCCGGAAAGCCAGCATGGCCAACCTCCGCTCCTATTTCCAAAAAGACTTACCAAGGCCGTATCAACAGCTTATTACTGTCACCGCAAGTCACCTCTCAACCAAGTCTCTCACCTTGACAAATCCACCCAATTCAGGGTATAATGTGACTATCCTACCACATGGCGGCTGTGCCCAATTCTCCGGTGAAGACTTTGAAGTTAGCGGACTCACTGTTACGTGGGACGGATATAGTTTGGACAGCTTACTAGAAGTTGGAGATGTCCTCCAAGTAAGCTACTTTTATTAACCTTTTTCCTGTAGGGAAAGAAAACTCATGGCGCAGATTAAGAAGAAATTTCTGGCCTCGAACGCGGTTGACGGTACTAAAGTTCAGTACTCCAACAACGAGTCGTTCCGAGCCAAATCATCCTCCGGCGTTGATGTTGAGTTGTTCAAACTTGACAACAGCAACCTTCTCCAGTTCCTCCAACTGCCTCGCGTTGGTAGTGACCCGTCCGTAGGTAACGACGTAACTCGCAAGAGTTATGTGGATGCCCAAATCTTGTCCGAAGCAGCAGCTCGCGTCCAAGCTGACGCAGCTGAACAAGCTGCTCGTGAAGCGGCTATCTCGGCCGAAGAGTCACGCGCTATGGCTGCCGAAGGCGTCCTTCAGGACAATATCGACGCAGAAGAAGCAGCACGTATTGCTGCCGTCTCTGCTGAACAAGCTGCACGGGAAGCTGCTATCTCTGCAGAAGCTAGTACTCGTTCTAGCGAAGACAGCGCCCTCCAAGACGCTATCGACGCCGAACAAGCCCGCGCCGAAGGCGTGGAAGCAGGACTACAAGCTGCAATTGACGCACTAGACACCGGCAATGCACAAGCTCTTGCTGACGAAGTGGCTGCCCGAATCGCCGCTGACTCCGCTCTCCAGTCCGCTATCGACAGCGAAGAATCCGCTCGGGAAGCTGCCGATGCCGACCTCCAGTCACAAGTCAATACGGAAAAAGGCCGAATCGATGCAATCCTCCTAGCATCGGACGCCGACAAAGACAGCTTTGCCGAAATCGTCAGCCTTATCAACTCGGTTGATACTGAGAACGATTCCGCTTTCGCTTCTTACGTCCTCTCCAACAACGCTGCCCTGGCTCAAGAAGTTATCGACAGGGAAGACGGCGACGCCGCTGTCCAGTCTAACCTAGATGCCGAAGAAGCTCGCGCCGTAGCGGCCGAAGGTGTCCTCCAGGACAACATCGACGCCGAGCAAGCTGCTCGCACAGCTGCCGATTCTGCTGAAGCTTCCGCTCGTCAAGCTGCCGACTCTGCTCTTGATAGCAAGATTGACCAAGAAATCAGCGACAGACAAGACGCGGTATCTGCTGAGCAGTCCCGTGCCGAAGCTGCAGAAGCCGCTCTCGGTGCCGACCTCGCTCAAGAAGTTTTGGACAGGGAAGCTGCTGTTTCCGCTGAAGAATCTCGCGCAATGGGAGTCGAGTCTGACCTCCAAGACGCGATTGACGCCGAAGTCTCGGCTCGCCAATCGGCAATCACCGGCGAAGAGAACGCTCGTTCCGCTGCCGACTCCGCTCTCCAATCCGAACTTGACGCAACTCAAGCTGGTGCCGGTCTTGGTGTTGACGGCGGTTACACTGCTCCAGTTGGTTCATCCCACCTCGGCTCAGCTTCCAGCCTCAAAGATGCCGACAGCAAACTAGATGCAGCTATCGCAGCTGAAACGAATGCCCGCACCACTGCCGTCTCCAACCTTGAGCAAGGTTTGTCGGACCTCGACGCGGCAATGAGCCAAGGTTTCGACGAAGCTCAATCGTACACCGACCAGAAGATTTCTGACCTAGTTGCTGGCGCCCCAGCCCTTCTCGACACCCTTAATGAACTAGCTGCTGCCCTGGGCGACGATGAAAACTTTGCCGTCACTATCACGAACTCCATTAGCAGTGAAGCCAGTGCCCGTGCTGCTGCTGACACTGCTGAGCAGGAAGCTAGAATCGCAGGAGACGAAAGTCTCCAAGATGCTATCGACGCTGAAGTCTCAGCTCGTGAAGCTGCAGTATCTGCAGAACAATCTGCCCGCGAAGCTGCTGATTCTGCTGAATCCGCTGCCCGCACCGCAGAACTGCCCCGTCATGCTAAAGTCCGCTACACCCTTACCTCCACTGACATCACCAACGGTTATGTCGACATGGACCACGTAGTTCTCCCGAACTCCGCTCACGTCTTCATCGACCGCCTGGCTTGCCACGAGTCGGACGACTACACCATGTCTACGGTTGACGGCGTGACCCGCATCACCTTCACAACTCCCTTCAAAGAGAGTGAAGAAGGCCCAGGAGCAGGCGACCTCTTCCGCTGCGGTTACATGTTCAAAAACAGTGACCAAGTCTAATCTCTACATTAGATAGTCACGGGGTCCGGCTTCGGCTGGGCCCCTTTTCTTTTTCCTTGCATTTCTCCCCGGTTAAAGTATACTACTTGGTAGTTACCTTATCGGGAGTACAATAATGAACGCTTGGATACCTAACACAGTAACATTGCAAGGTCTTTCCGCAATCGGGGCATCACAAGCCAATAGCCCCATTAGTCGCAAGTTCCCCATCACGGCTGGCGGCAGTAAAAACATTGTGGTTTGTATATCGGTATCAGCCGCTAGTGGTACCGTAACCGCGAAACTCCGCTCCAGTCTCGGGGTCGGAACTCCGGTAGATGCCAAAACGGTAGCCATTACCGGAGCTGGTGACTTCTATATTAAACTAAATAACGACGTCAACACAGATGAACCGTACCTCCCCCTCCTATCACTGGGCGAAATAGTGGTAACAACGGAGGTCGCCTCCTCCGTTACGGTCACCTTGGTGCAAACCTTACAGGAAGAATGACCGTAAGCAATATTAACTGACGTGAATATTCCTTACTACTGGCGTGTGATATGACCAAGAAACCGGACAAAATGCTTTTAGCTGCGATGGAGAAGTTGGAAAAGCTTCGTCGCCAGGAAGCATTTGACCCGGCCAGTCCAGACAGTAAGCCGACCGCCACCCAGCAGCAGGTAATGGACGACTTCGGTACTACCCGTGTCCAGTTAATTCGAGCGGGTACCCAGTCCGGGAAGTCGCAGACTTGTTCCCGGCTAGTGACGTGGGTCTTAACTGAGACGCATCCCAGCTGGAAACGCCCAGCTGAGTGGGGCTCGGAGCCGTTACTTGCCATAGTGGCGGGAAGAACTGGCAAGCAAATTGAGGAATCTCTCCTTCCCAAGATACGTAGTTACCTCGAGCCGGGAACTTTCAAAGAAGTCCGCATCGGTAACATCATTCAACGTTTGGAACTGACCAACGGTAACCGTATTGTATTTCAGTCACTCGAGAATCCCAATATGGCAAGGGAACGGATTCAGTCCTACGTTGCCCACATTGCTTGGATTGACGAATTGCCCCCCACTGTAGAAGTGATGGACGAACTTCTTCGCCGGATACAGGCCCGAAATGGGTACTTCCTCGCTAGCTTTACCCCACTAGTGCGCAACGTCCACGTACAGAGATTTGTTGATAATTTAGTAGAACCGGCAGCTAAGACCTACCGCTTCAAGATGTTAGATAACCCTCTTTACGCAGATAAACAGCGACAAGATGAAATCCTATCTTCCCTTTCCCACCTGCCGGAACATGTCCGCAATTCGCGGCTGTACGGCGAATGGATGTCTGACGATAACGCAGTATTCCACTTCGATTACAACACCGCTGTCGCGATGCCGCAAGACTATTCCCCCCTCTGGCGGCATGTAGAGTCGGTTGACCCCGCGATAAAGTCCGCTTTGGGATACACCCTCTGGGCGGAGGAACCGTCCACCGCTATTTGGTACTGCATCAAATCGGAATATATCAAAGGTGTCTACGTTCCGACCGAACTAGTGAAAACGGTAGCCAAATTATCTGCCGGCTACAATATCGTGCGCCGTATCAGCGACCCCCATGAGAGCTGGTATATCCATACCGCAGCCAGTATGGGTATCTCATATACCGGCGTCTATAAGAAAAATGACCGCAAGTCGGAACTTATCAAGAACTTTCAGGAAGAATTGGGGAAGTCACTAAAGATAGCCCCAACTTGTGACTTGCTTATCGATGAAATAACATCAGCCAGATGGAGTGATACTAGAGATGGTAAGATTGCTTCCGGTAGTGATTATCACTTGCTTGATTCTTCTCAATATTTCCAAGATGTTAGACCGAAAAGGGAAGCCCCGTCTCAAGTTGGTCTCCCGTGGGAAGCTGCCCTCTACGCGGCCCACGTCAAGAGAAAACAAACTGAAGAAAAACAACAGATGAAACTAATAAAGCAAGCCATCCACAGAAAGGGAAGACGTCATGCGCGGCAATTCTCCTAAAGGAACCTCCGTTGGCGTCTCTGTGATGATTCATCAGATGCCGGAAAATCAAGTCAAGAAGGGACCCTCTGTAGAAGAGAAGGTCCGTAACTGTATTGAGAGAATTGACAATGGGTGCGGTACTGAGGTAGACTTTCTTACATTGAAGAAGCTGAAAGCAGCTATTCAATCTCGGGATAAAATCACACCAAGGATGAAAAACATTCTTGACATGATGGAACCGGTCATCCAGCGCTTCGGTTACTACTACTAAGGAATAATATCATGGCGTTAAAAGTAACAACGTGGGACGATGGCACAACTCGGCGCGAGGTAATGAAACGGTTTAGCAATGCCCAAACACAGCGGTCTCCAATCGAACAACGTTGGCTCTTGAACGAGAACTCGGTCTACTCTACTGGCACCATGGCGGGAACTAACTACGCCGGCGGGTTGACTAACATGTTGACCAACCCCGTACCGGGAGTAGACCAGTCCGGTGCTGATACCAATAATGTTTACGTATTCAAAAACTTACGTTTCCTCCACGCGCAGATGTCAGCAAATCCGCCGTCTGTCGTCATGCGGCCGACATCTTCTGACCAAGAAGACCACAGGCGGGCCGATGCTGCTGACCGAGTTGTCCGCCATGCCATCCGCCAATACCAGATGCAAGAGAAGTTTGACCAGCTTACACTAAATACTTTGGTGTACGGTAGCGGTGTCATCAAGACAATGTGGGATGCTACCAAAGGT